GGCTCGACGTCAAAGCCATCACGTTCCTGTTCCCGGTACCATTCATAGAGGATGTTGGCAGTGTCCTTACGGACGAGAAGCCCTCTAAGCTCGGTTGCTGCTTTCTTGCTAATCTTGTTTCTCCTAGTTTCTATTTTACCTGGACGCCCCTGGGGGCGTTTCGCTTGAGTCTCACAAGCTCATCAGTGGATTTAGCCTTAGAAGTTCCAAGGCTTGGCGTTTAACTCTTTGCAGATCTTGTTTGCTTCCCGTGAACCCTTGACGTTAAAGAGCTGACCGTCTGATAGCTCTAGGATCATCTTCTTGCCTTCTACTTGCTGATACTTGGCTGCATTATATAGTCTTGCTGTTGTCATGTTGTGATTCCTTTGTTGTGTTGGTGTTGGCTTTAATTATACTGCTATTTTCTACCTTGTCAACACCTTTTAAACTTTATTTACTTTTATTTTCTCGTGTTGTTCTCGTGTTGTGCTTGTGTTGTGCTTGGCGCTATAGGGTCCAACATAAGCCCACACACTTGTAAACCCCAGTTTTCCCCATGCAAGACCCATGCCAACTTGCACACTGCTCCGCATGCTGCTCGCATGTTGCTCCGCATGTTGCACCCCATGCAAGTCCTGTGCCAACTCTGGTCCCGCTTTGGAACTACCCATGACCATCATAAGTTTGAGTGATGATGCCCCTAGGCCAACACAGCCTGATGGCAGCCTATGACCATCATAAGTTTGAGTGATGATGCCCATGGGCCAACACAAGGCCAACACAAGCACCATCGGCAGCAACACCGGCAGCAACACTGGCGGCAACACTGGACCAGCCACAGGAGCTCCTCAGGAGCCGCACAAGGGGCGCTTGAGTTACCCTAGGCCGAGGTCTTGGTTGGACATGGGAGGGCCTTAGGGGCTGCCTGTGGGGCCTCAGGGCTGCCAAAGGGGCAAAAGCTGCACACGATTGGACCCGGGGGGAGGGGTTGACTAGTGTTTATATTTGTAGTAGCTACCTAGGCACAAAAAAGGTGAAAATTAGGAAAAAGGACCCTTAATTAAACACATGTAACCCTTTGATTCCCTTAGGATTACCACCACCTCTAACCCTACCCCATAAATAGCTTGACTTGTGTGCAAACTTGTGGTATACTATTGTTGTAATCATGGATAATTTGTGTTATGACCCTTGAACAACCTGAGGCTAAAAAGAGAGGCCGTGGTCGACCCCCGAAGGCCGAAGTAGCTGCTCTGAAACCGGGCAACAAAGGCAAAGTGGGTAGGCCTAAGGGCGACGCTGCTATCATAAACGAGTACAAAGCTCGTATGCTGGCTTCACCCAAGTCTAAAAAGGTTCTTGAGACTATCTTTGATGCTGCTTTAGACCACGACCACAAGAATCAAGCCTCTGCTTGGAAGCTAATCATGGACCGTATGCTGCCAGTGAGTGCTTTTGAGCGAGAAGTGGTGAAGGACAGTGGTCGTAACGCCATACAGATTAATATCACCGGTGTTGGCACCGTAGACGTGGGTGATGCAGACGTTATCGAAGGGGAAGTGGTTGATGAATCTTAAGTACTTTAAGCTGGCAGAGTTCAATTGCCAAGTCACTGGGGACAATAAGATGGAACCAGAGTTCTTAGAGAAGCTTGATCTTTTACGTGCCGGGTGTGGGTTCCCGTTCGTCATAGTAAGTGGGTACAGACACCCGCTAGAGCACCCTATAGAAGCCACTAAGGGAGTTCCGGGGACCCACGCCCAAGGCATAGCAGCAGACATCCAAGTCACCTCAGGTGCCCAGAGGTACCTCATAGTCAAGCAAGCCTTGGCCCTTGGCTTCACGGGCATAGGGGTGTCCAAGTCCTTCGTCCACGTCGATACACGAGGTACTCGGCCTGCAATGTGGACGTACTTCTAATGTACTTCACGTCCCACAAATCTATAACCACCACCGATGAGACAACAGTCCTTACTATCCCGAAGGGCTTTAGTATAAACATCGTGTACGTCTATGTCATAAACCATGGTGGCTCTACGAACACCGTTGATCTTTGGTGGCAGAACGGTGCTGGTGTAGATCAGATGTACCTCCTAGACGGAACCTCAGTAGGCGCGGGTAGTCGAGATATCCTAGGCGGTCAGTCGTCGGCACCTATCTTTGTTTTGCATGAAGGGGAAGTAATTAAGATAGCGACTTCAGCCGCAGGTAACGTGGAAGTGGCCATTACTTTCCACCTAGTAAACCGGTTCCCTTATATAAACGCCCTGAATAATTAATGTCAACTGACTTAGACATAGAGCTACTCCCGTGGCAACAAGAGGTCTGGGCAGACGACAGTCGATTCAAGATTGTTGCAGCTGGTCGTCGTACGGGTAAGTCTAGGCTTGCTGCTTGGTTGCTTATTGTAAACGCCCTACAGGCCAACAAAGGCCATGTGTTCTACGTAGCACCGACACAGGGGCAGGCGCGTGACATCATGTGGCAGATGTTGTTGGAACTGGGGAACCCTGTCATCTCGGGTAGCCACATTAACAACTTGCAGATTAAGTTAGTCAACGGTGCCACTATAAGCCTCAAGGGGGCCGATAGACCTGAGACAATGCGTGGTGTATCGCTTAAGTTCCTAGTGTTGGACGAGTACGCAGACATGAAGCCTGACGTATTTGAGCAGATCCTAAGACCAGCACTTGCTGACCAAAAGGGTTGTGCTATGTTCATAGGGACACCTATGGGGCGCAACCACTTCTACGACCTATACAAATACGCTGAGCTGGGTGAGGACGAGACGTACAAAGCTTGGCACTTTACTTCTTACGATAACCCAATCTTAGACCCGAGTGAAATTGATAATGCTAAAAAGTCTATGTCTAGCTATTCGTTCCGTCAGGAATTTATGGCGTCATTTGAAGCTCGTGGGTCAGAAATGTTTAAAGAGGACTGGGTAAAGTTTGCAGATGAGGATGCTGCTGGTGGTGGTGACTACTACATCGCAGTCGACTTAGCTGGTTTTGAGGAAGTAAACAAGAAGCGGACAAAGAACACTAGGTTAGACGAGACGGCCATAGCAGTAGTGAAGGTGAACCCCCATGGTTGGTTCGTGGAGAACATTATCTACGGTAGGTGGACTCTTGACGAAACAGCAGCTAAGATCTTCCAAGCAGTCCGTGACTACGAACCCGTTAGCGTAGGCATTGAGAGGGGTATCGCAAAGCAGGCAGTAATGTCCCCTCTGATGGACCTACAGAAGCGTCACGGGACGTTCTTTAGAGTTGAGGAACTAACCCATGGAAATAAAAAGAAGACTGACAGGGTCATGTGGGCGCTTCAGGGGCGCTTTGAGAATGGCTTTGTAACCCTCAAGAAAGGGGAGTGGAACTCTAGGTTCTTGGACCAACTCTTTCAGTTCCCTGACGCACTAACCCACGATGACTTAATAGATGCTTTAGCTTACATAGACCAACTTGCCCACGTAGCGTACGACTATGATTATGAAGTCGACGACTATGAAATTTTAGACGTAGTATCAGGATATTAATATGACAGACCTATTCGAACAAGACCCCTTGTTGATCGAAGAATCCATCGAAGACTGGGTAATGACTAAGTGTGACGACTGGCGCGACAACTACGAGTCCAGCTACGAAGAACGCTTCGATGAGTACTACAGGCTCTGGAGAGGCATCTGGGACCCTGCTGACTCTGATCGTAAGTCAGAGAGAAGTCGCATCATTGCCCCTGCTCTCCAGCAAGCTGTGGAGTCCAACGTAGCAGAACTTGAGGAAGCTACTTTCGGTCGAGGTAAGTGGTTCGACATCGCTGACAACATAGGTGACTCAGAGCGCAACGACGTGATGTTCCTGAGAAACAAACTCACGGAAGACTTTGAAGACTCCAAGGTCCGAAAGGCCGTTGCAGAGTGTCTCATCAATGCTGCTGTGTTTGGTACAGGGATTGGTGAGCTTGTCATCGAGGGAGTGAAAGAGATGAAACCAGCCACGCAGCCCATCATGGGTGGTGACTTGAAGTCTGTCGGTGGTACCATTGCTGACCGTGTCAGGGTAAAACTTAAGCCTGTGATGCCCCAGAACTTCCTTATTGACCCTGTGGCAACAAGCGTAGAAGACGCTATGGGTGTTGCTGTCGATGAGTTCGTAAGTTTACATCAAGTAGAGACGTTGCAGGAACAAGGGGTCTACAGGGATACCCATGTAGGCATTGCTTCTCCTGACTCTAACTTAGAGCCTGACCAAGACTTAACCATGTACAACGACGACAAAGTACGTCTCACGAAGTACTATGGCTTAGTCCCTAGAGAGCTACTCGAGAACGCCCTTAAGGACGAGGATGCTGATGATGGTGCCGACATCGACGGCGCTGAGGTAGTAGACTTAGTGCCAGAAGGCTCTAAAAGCAAGTCTAAGTACGTTGAGGCAGTCGTAGTGGTTGCCAATGGTGGTGTACTCCTGAAAGCTGAGGCTAACCCCTACATGATGCAGGACAGACCCATTGTAGCCTTCCCTTGGGACGTGGTCCCCTCTAGGTTCTGGGGCCGTGGTGTGTGTGAGAAGGGTTACAACTCACAGAAGGCCCTTGACGCTGAGTTACGCGCTAGGATCGACGC